TTCCATTTCCAGAACACATAACACCCAGTCTCATTGGCTCCAGTCTTGGTAAGGTGGTTCATCTTCATCAACACTATGCTTAAATGCATCAGTATCAAAGTATGATGGTGGTAATGGTTTTACATCATCATATGCTGCTGCCAGTCTTCTCTTATGTTCACGCTCATCCAATACTTCATTGATAAGAATTTTCATCTCCTTAACCATTTCAGGAGTATGTAATCTATTGGGACGGATAATAGCACGAGGTAAAATTGCATTCCCATTCTCATCATGGGGATATACATTATCTGTACATCCCTTAATAGAGGGACCACTCATCCCTTGGGTATCAATCTTTTCAGTCATAAAGGATTCCCATCTTTATCAAGTAAACCCATCTTCTTTACTTGATTCAAATTAGATTTCTCTTGTCTCTTAATCCTCTTATACTCTTTCATAATCTTATCTACTTCATCCTTCGATACTCTTACGTTTAACTGTGATCCTTCATCTGGGTCAACAAATCCCATTACTTTTTTCTTTTTCTCTTCTTTCTCTTCTAGGTAATCATTAATACCATTCTGAATCTCACCTTCAATGATATCGTTGATTTGGGATCTCAACATCTCATTGTCCATGTTATTTTTACTCATAGTTTCCTCTTCCTCTTCTTTTTATCAGGAGATTTGTAACCATACTGACTGGGTTTAATTGTACCATGACCAAATTCTATTGCTTTAATAGAATCCTTGCCATATTTATCATAATACATGTCAAAAATATTCACCATTTTGTAACAACGTGTCACATCCAAATGCTGTGTTCCATTTTCAACATATCTAACAAGATAAGCATCAGTTGGGAAAGACCTATCAGTTGCCTTATCCTCTGTGGTTTTTTCTAATAGAATTTCACAGGAGTAATCTGCTGCTTTAATTTTAGATTCTTGTTTCTCTTCCTGTTTTACTGGTGCTTGCTCTACTGGAGAAGTCATGAACGACCACCCCATACTATATCAGGATAAGCTTCTTTTACCTGATCTAATGTAATGTTATATTTGTCACCAAGATTCTTATCTTTTGTAAGAATTAATACTTCTGCTTCTCTTGGATGAAGTCCTTGTAGAAGATTGATAAACATCATCTCCCTACGTGCTGTAGTGAGAGTATCATTTCCACCTTTCACATAGTGATATAGATTCTCATACTCTCTTCTTAAAGATGTTTTACCTCTACCATCAAGGTCTTGTCCAGTTGCTGATTCACCACCTGCTGCTTCTCTAGCAAGATTCTCTGACAAACTACCCTTATATACGGTTTGATCTTGTGTCTCGCCATAGGGAACCTCTCCTTCAGGTAAGAGACTGATTACAGAACTATCAAAATTCCAAACCATAATCATTTTTATACAGTCATGCTCATACTGCTTAAGTGCTTCTACTGTTTTGGTAGAAGTCTTTTGTTGAGAAGCAAGATCCAATACCTCAAACACAAAAGGATTCAATGGTAGAGAATCAATAGCAGGTGCTTTAGCAGTTCTCTTCTTTGCTTTAGAAGCAGCAGGTAGTTTAGGACCGTCAGTTTCAGTTTTACGAGGTCTACCTCTCTTTTTAGTCGTCTTCGTCGTCGGTGTCGATGTCATGTGTTTCAATTCTTAGGGCTAAAATTTCATCGGGAACTAATTGTCCATTTGCATCAAACATTTCTGGATGAG